CTCATTGACATCTAACTCTGAGTCTCCAAAAACAGAGTTGACTGGAGCACCCAAACGGAAAGATGTGTTTTGAGAATAGTTATTGCATAGAGCGTATACATTTTCAAACATTGCTCTTGAAGATCCTCTTGTAAATAGTGCAATATTTGAGTATACTGGAAGCGGATCTGTATCGTCTACAGTCTTTATCATAACGCCATTTAAATATAAATAGAACCTTCTTGTTGTTCCTATGTCTTCGTATTCTACGGCCAAGTCATATACCGTTGGATTTTCTTCAGCAAAACTTCTTGATTGTCCAGTAAATTTACCGTCGTCAACTGTGATCTCACCAAGACCGTCCCAAAGTTTTATTGGCACGGCTGCTCCATTATTAGATTTTATCTTATAAAAGAATACATTGCTAATTCCTTGCTTTTCTTTTTTAGACAAATTTCCTAATCCCAATGCTGCTATTTCAAAATAATAACCAACATTAGTCAATGGATTTAGCATTACCCCTATTCCAGCAGAGCCTCCATAAACATTTATATTTTTATCTGGCGTTGATCCATTAACAACAAAATATGTTGACGAGCCATTTGATGTCTGCCCTCTGTCCTGATTGTTTTCTATCTTACCGACAATTCTCATTCTTGTTCCAAAGTGCTTATACTTTTTATTTTCTAACGACTTATGAACATATGATATAAAATCCCTAGGCTTTTCTTTTGTAGTAAAGTTTGGACCAGTTAGAGATAGGGCAGAAGATTGTATTGATCCAGGCTGTTGCTGGGTCTGTGTAGTTATCTCTCCAGTTAGAGTTGTAGAAAGAAAGTTTTTTATAAGACCAGTTCTTGATGCTGTTCTTCCTATCGCATCGGCAGACGCACCAACATCTGTTGTCTTGCCTGCAGACCCCACCGTAGTTGCAGGAATTGGAGTTTTGCCATCGAACAAATACTCAGATTCCATATGGCAACCTTTTATATTTTCATCAGACTTCCAGTATTCAGAAATTCCAGCAGAGTGTGCAACAATAGTAGTTCCAAATTGTCCACGACCATGCTTGACCACAGGACCATTTTGAAGTTTTACAATCCCATTCTGTTCAAAGTATTTAGGCTCAGAATAAATTCTAATTAAACCTGTTGGATATATTTTGCCATTAAACGGAAGTTTTGAAAAATAGTTTTGATAGTCTTCAATAGATGTAATCCATACATTTCCAAAACCAGTAACATTGTGTTGTACTGCATCATATTTTATAATCTCGCCCTGGGAATAAAAATATCCGTTATATCTAGCAAT